AATCTACCTCTAAATATAAAGATGAATTTTCAGTTAATGGAGACTTATCTTATCTTAATTTAGACTGGACACCAGTACCTATTATACCTAAGTTTGTAGATATAGTGGTTAACGGTATGCAAGACAGACTTTTTACTATTAAAGCTTTTGCACAAGATCCAACATCAACTAAAGAACGAACTGATTTTGTTGACTACATATTAGAAGACATGAATGCTCAGGAGATGATTAATGATATTGAATCCACATTAGGTATCAATACCAGAAACGTTAAAGCTGAAGACTTGCCTGCAAATGCTGAAGAATTAGAGTTGCACATGCAAATTGGGTACAAGCAGAGCATCGAGATTGCTATTGAGCAAGCTATTGATAATGTATTTAAAAAGAATAAGTATCACGAGATTAAGAAACGTTTAGATTACGATCAAACAGTTATTGGTATTTCATGTGCTAAACATACGTTCAACAATACTGATGGTGTTAACCTTGAGTACGTAGACCCTGCTAACTTAGTTTATTCTTACACAGAAGATCCTAACTTTGAAGATGTGTATTACTTTGGTGAAGTTAAATCTATTACAGCAAACGAGCTTAAAAAACAATTTCCTGATATTTCAGACGAAGAGTTTAAAGAGCTTATTGAGAGATCTAGTAATAATGATACAGGTGGTGCAGACAGTAATTCAGTGTCAGTATTATACTTTAACTGGAAGACTTGGGAAAAGAGTGTTCATAAGATTAAAGAGACATCTACTGGCGCTAGTAAAGCTATCAAGAAAGATGATACTTTTGATCCGCCTAAAGATCAAAGAAATAGATTTGAAAAAGTTGCTGTTGCAAGAGAGGTTATATTTGAAGGTGTTACTATTTTAGGATCAGATAAGATTCTTAAGTGGGAAAAAGCTTCTAATATGGTTCGTCCTGATTCGAATACTAATAAGGTTATGATGAACTACATTGCTAGTGCTCCTAGAATGTATAAAGGTAACCTTGAGAGTTTAGTTAGCAGAATGGTAACGTATGCTGATTTAATTCAATTGACTCACTTAAAACTACAACAAGTATTACAAAGAATGACACCATCTGGTGTTTATCTTGATGCTGATGGTTTAGCTGAGATTGATTTAGGTAATGGTACTAACTACAATCCACAAGAAGCTCTTAATCTATACTTCCAAACAGGTTCTGTTATTGGTAGATCTATGACGGTTGATGGTGAAATGAATGCTGGTAAGATACCTATACAGGAATTACCTGGTGGTGGTGGACAACAGTCTACACTACTTATTCAAGCTTACAATTACTACTTGAACATGATTAGAGATGTAACTGGCTTAAATGAAGCTAGAGACGGATCTGACCCTGATCAGTATGCACTTGTAGGAGTTCAAAAGCTTGCAGCTGCTAATTCAAACACAGCAACAAGACATATACTACATAGTTCACTATATATAACGACTACTCTTGGAGAAGCTATTGCTGTTAGATTGAAAGATATAATGGAGTTTCACCCACAGAGAGACGCTATGGTTAGTGGGATTGGAAGATTTAGTGTAGGTGCTTTAAAAGAACTTGATAGATTACACTTACATGACTTTGGTATATTCTTAGAATTAGATCCTGACGAAGACGAAAAGCAACTTGTTGAAAACAACATACAATTAGCTTTATCAAGAGATCAGATACAATTAGAAGATGTTATTGATGTAAGACAAATAAAGAATATAAAACTAGCTAATCAATTATTAAAATATAGAAGAGCTAGAAAACAAGTTGCAGATCAAGAGAAAGCTGAGAGAAACATTGCTGCTCAATCTGAAGCTAATGGTAAGGCTGCTCAAATGGCTGAAATGGCAAAAGCGCAAGCTGAAACTATTAAGACAGAGTCTAAGATTAAATTATCTCAAGCTCAAGTGCAGTTTGATATTAAAATGCTTGAAGTAGAAGCTCAGACTAAAAGAGAACTAATGCAGTTTGAATTTGATTTGAATGTTCAATTAAAGAGCATGGAGCTAGAGGCTAAGAAAGAAATAGCTTCTGGTCAATTAACAGAATCTGATATTACAGGTCCAGCTTCAACAGCTAAACCTTCGAAATCATTCGAGTCTAAAGGGAACGATGTTCTTGGAGGATTTGATATGAGCAGATTCGAACCGAGTTAAAGTATTACTAACTATTATATATTATTAAATTATGAGTGAGGAATGGAAAATTAAAGGTGCTGTTGAAACCGAAGAAACATCAACAGTGTCACGAGAACAAGAAGTATTAGATAAAGCGGTAGAGTCTGGGGATATTGCCCCAGAAGCTGCTGGTAAGAGCAACGATGAAGTGCCTAAGATAGTCTTAGATGATTTAGGACAACTAAAGGATGTTACACCAAGTGAAACACCAGAAGAGGCCATAGAGCCAACGGTTGAACCTAAAGCTGAGAATGAAGAAGCTGAAATTGTTGAAGAAGATTCTCCTCTTGAGTTAGTTAATGACGAAGAGGAAGTATCTGAATCAAAGCCTGTTATTGAAGAAGCTGCAGAGCTTGTACAGAATACAATACCACAAATTGAATTACCTGAAAATGTTGATAAGCTTGTAAAGTTTATGGAAGAAACAGGAGGTTCGGTTGAAGACTATGTATTATTGAATAGAGATCTAGAAGCTTACGATGATGGTTCTTTACTTAGAGAATATTATAAACAATCAAAACCTTGGGACGGGAAAGAAGTTGATGAGTACATGGAAGATAACTTCTCGTACGATGATGACGATGACCCAAGAGATATACGTTCAAAGAAACGAGCGTTTAAAGAAGAATTACACAATGCTAAGCGGTTCTTAGAAGGAAACAAAGAGAAGTATTATGCTGACATCAAGTTGAATAAGCAAAATGATATTCCTCAAGAGTACCAGCAAGCCCTTAGCGCACAGACAGAGTATCAAAAGAGTGAAGAGTCTTCCAAGAAGGCAACTGAATCTTTCTTACAAAAAACAAGTGATGTCTTTAATGAAGACTTTAAAGGATTTGACTTTCAGGTTGGAAGTGATAAATATCGTTTTAAAGTTAGTAATACTGATGAGGTTAAAACTCAACAATCAGATATCAATAACTTTGTAGGTAATTTTCTAGGAGAAGATGGACAGATTAACAATGCCAAAGGGTATCACAAAGCTTTATTTGCTGCACGAAATGCAGACAAACTAGCAGAACATTTTTATGAGCAAGGCCGTGCCGATGCTCTCCGTAAGTCCGCTAAGGACTCTAAAAATATCAAGATGGATCCCAGACAAGAAGGTACTGTAAAATCTACAACCGGACAGAAATTCAAAGTTGTATCAGGAGACACTAGCTCTAAATTAAAAATGAGACTTAGAAAATAAATCTAAGTTTAAACAAAATTACTAAAAAACACAAAAATGGCATTAACTACTGGAATTGGGAACTTACAACCTTCTCAAACAAAAGGACAATTATTTCAAGGAAATTATATTAATGATTTCGACTTTACAAAACAATTTTTACCAGATGTATACGAAAAAGAAGCTGAGATCTACGGAAATCGCTCTATTACTTCTTTCTTACGTTTAGTATCTGCTGAGATGCCTTCAACTTCTGACGAGATTCGTTGGGTAGAACAAGGACGTCTTCACACACGTTACGATAACATTCAAATTGCTGGAACTAACGTATTCACAGTAACTTACCCTGCTGGCGTTGAAGCTACTTCTGCTCCAGTTATGAGAGTAGGACAAACTATCATGGTTCAAGGATTAACTGCTGCTGGTGCACATACTGGACCAGTTGTAAAAGGTGTTGTAACAGTTTCTGGTGTAACCGCTGCTGGTGGTACTGGAACCTTTACTGCTCTTCCTTACACTGCTGCTGACTGGGCTGCTGTAACAGGCGCTGCTGGCTTTGCTGCTGCAACTGCTGTTGTTTACGGATCTGAGTTTGCTAAAGGATCTGCCGGAATGGTTGGATCAATTGACGCTGACTACAACTCTTACACTAACAAGCCAATTATCTTAAAAGACAACTACGCTATCAGCGGTTCTGACACTGCTCAAATCGGATGGATTGAAGTTGAAGGTAATGGTGGAAAATCTGGATACCTATGGTACCTAAAGTCTGAGCACGAAACTCGCCAAAGATTTGAGGACTACCTAGAAATGTCTATGGTTGAGTCAGTTAAGCTTACTGCTGCTGGTGCAGCTACTGTACAGGGATCTGAAGGTTACTTCGCAGCTCTTGAAGCTCGTGGTAATGTTTACACTGATCTTGCTACTGACCTTAGAGGTGGTGGAACTCCAACAATGGATGGTTTCGATGTTATCCTTAAGCAATTAGACAAGAACGGATCTATTGAAGAAAATATGATCTACGCAAACCGTGATCTTTCTTTAGCAATTGATGATGTTTTAGCGTCTAAAAATTCTTACGGAGCTGGTGGTACTTCTTACGGAGTATTCAACAACGAAGAAGATATGGCATTAAACTTAGGCTTCTCTGGTTTCCGTCGTGGTTCTTATGACTTTTACAAGACTGACTGGAAATACTTAAATGACTTCGCAACAAGAGGTGGTTTTGGAGATGTTGAAGGAACTATCATTCCTGCTGGAACGTCTACTGTATACGATCAAGATCTTGGTAAAAACATCAAGCGTCCATTCTTACACGTACGTTACCGTTCTTCTGAGACTGACGATAGAAAATTAAAAACTTGGTTAACTGGATCTGTTGGTGGTGCACAAACTTCTGACATTGACGAAATGAGAGTTAATTTCTTATCTGAACGTGCTTTGATTACACAAGGAGCAAACAACTTCTTCTTATTGAAATAAGAATTAGACAAGAGTAAAAACTATGTAAATTCACCCTCGTTGTAATGACGGGGGTAATTTATTATCTTATTAAATTATATATTATGAAAAATTGGGAATTGAAAGAGAGAACTTATGTTCTTTCAAATGGTATGTCACCATTAACCTATAAAATTAAAAGTTCAAACATCGTTATTTTTGATGAAAAATTGAACGTAAACAGAGAGATTCGTTACGCTACGAATCAAAAGTCTTTATTCTTAGACGAACAAGATAGCTTTGCGCAACTAGCACATGTTATATTCCAAGATGGAACAATTGTCGTACCTAGAAACAATGTCTTATTGCAACAGTTATTATCTATACATCATCCTGGTAAAGGAAATATATATGAAGAATTAGACTTTGCACAAGAAGCTATTGACGAGGTAGAAATGATTGAACTTGAAATGGAAGCATTGAAGTTAGTTCAAGAACTAGAAGTTGAACACCTTGAAGCTATACTAAGAACTGAGGTTGGATCTGAGGTTGTTAAGATGACTTCTAAGGAGATTAAAAGAGATTGTTATATGTTTGCTAGAGATGAGCCAGCATTGTTCATAGAGCTTGCTCAGGATGAAGATATAAAACTTCGTAATTTAGCTAATAGAGCTGTTGAAGTTGGAATCATGAAACTAACAGATGATAACACTACATTTAAATGGTCAGCTAACGGTAAAAAAGTAATGACAGTTCCCTTTGATGAACACCCTTACGCGGCATTCGCACGATTCTTGAAAACAGATAGTGGAGTGGACGTTATGAAAGCTATTGAAAAGAAACTTTCATAAAAACTAGGTTGTGGTTATTCGGTTAACCATAACCAACTAAATAAACAAATAGATAAATGGTAAATATAGACAACGTTTACAAGACGGTATTAACGATACTGAACAAAGAAAATCGCGGGTATGTAACACCTAGAGAGTTCAACGACTACGCTAGACAATCTCAACTCGAAATATTCGAATCTTACTTTTCAGCAGCCAATAGAGCTGCAAGCAATGAATCAGATTACTCGGATACTGTTCGTAGTGTAGGTGAGAAAATATCTTACTTTCATAACAATGCTGTTATGGATGAAATCGTTTTTGTGGATGCAGTAGGAAACAACATTGGAGATTACTACGAATGGCCTTTAAACTTTTACAGATTAGGTTCTATCTATGTTCAAGGTGTATTTGCTCAGGAAATATCTGACAGAGATTTTTCTTTTGTAAACAGAGCTCCTCTTACTAGGCCAAGTATCAGTAGTCCAGTATACATACTGCATGAAGGTGGTGTTGTAATTAAACCAACAGCTATCGTACAAGCTACTATAGGTTACGTGCGTAGACCAAACGATCCGGTTTGGGTTGGTACATCAGTAGCAGGTCAAATAATCGCTACTCCTGCAAATGTTGTGTATAGCAACTTTGAATTACATAAGTCTGAAGAAACAGAACTAGTAGCTAAAATAGTAGGTTTAGCCGGAGTATCAATTAAAGCTATAGACGTAGCTCAGATAGCTGCACAAAAAGAAACACAAATAATACAATCTGAACAATAATGGCTATATCAAGAAAAGTACATACTGAATTAGGTTATTACGCAGACTTTGAATCTAGAGTAGCTGATATACCAGCTAACTTTCAAGGGCTAGGTTATTACAGTAGAACTTCAATAGAGGATGTTGTAAATAACTTTATAGTGGCTTATACAGGTGATGGTAAGATAATATCTAAAGTCCCTAAGTATGAAGTTGAATTTTGGGCTCAGAGATGTATGCAAGAGTTTAGCTACGATATATTGCGTTCAAACAAGTCTATTGAAATAGAATTAGGTCCTGCTGGGCAATTCCCCTTGCCTCAAGATTATGTTAATCTAAACAAAATAACTTTAACAACAGCTAAAGGTACTAACATATTACTTATGCCTGCTAAAGACGTCACTAACGGTTCGTCTTTCATACAGGATGCAAATTATAATTACGTATTTGATCCGTTTGCAGGGACAAATCAAACTGTTAGAGATACCGAAGGTATACAAAAGTTCCAAGCTGCAGTTCCAGACGGAGGCACAGCTCAAGACTTTTATGATAACAATTTTAACGATGACAACTTCTCTTACTTTAATGCTAGGTTTGGAAGTAACCCATCTCACTCAAACTCTTCAGGTACATACTTCATTGATAACGATGCAGGTGTTGTGTTCTTCGATAGTTCAATAGAGCGCGGTACGGACTCTCTAATCAACTTTCATTACATATCTGATGGTTTAGCTGATAACGGGGATTTAGGTAACGTTATGATACCCAAACTAGCTGAGGACGCTATGTATGCTTTCATTATATATAACTTGTGTAAGGTTAGACCGTCTGCTGCAATGGCAGTTGCTTTATATAAGAAAGAAGCAAGTGCTAAAATGAGGAATACCAAGATAAGATTACAAGACTATGATATGGCTGAAATAGCTCAGGTAATGAGAGGAAAAGCTAAGTGGATAAAACACTAAATTATCTGTTTTTAAGTTTTTGAGTAATATATACATATGCGCGCGTTACATTGAATATAATTCGGTGTAACGTGTGTTTTTATAATAATAATGCAATCTTTAAGTAATATAACTAAACAAATCAAATGGGAGAAGTTAAAAGACTATTTAATCAAGCTAAGATAGAACGAGACGTAGATGCTCGCATGCTACCGCCGGGAACTTACCGAGATGCTCTTAACGTTAACGTTGGAGAGTCTGAAGGTGGAGATGT